GGACCGAGGGTCTCGACCAGATCATGTCCAACTTCAAGAAGCAGCTCCACCCCGGCCTAGCCGATGTCGAGGAGCTTCACATCATGCCGGTCGGCGGCGGTCGTTTCGCCATCATCGACGAGGACGGGATCATCATGCGGAACGCGGACGGCCAGCCAATGGCTACGTCGGTGCCCGAGATCAATGATGTCTCCAAGACGCTGGCGGCTGAGAAGAAGAACACCCTCGCAGAAGAAACCGTCAAGCAGAACAAGCGGTATCGCAAGGCGCGGACCCCGAGAGAGGGCGTCAGCCCCTCAGCGATCAGTCCGCTCCTCCGGCCTTCACAGCAAGCGCCGAGCCTCTGGGACGATCTGAACCGGGGGAACTAAGCACAAAGGAACCAGCTGACACATGAACGAACTCAGGAGCGCGATCCTAGATGTCTCGAAGGAGTACAACTGGGACCCCGTGGACGTTGCCACGATCTTTTCCTACGAGACCGCCGGCACGTTCGATCCTTGGAAGAAAGGCCCTGTAACTCAATGGGGCGAACACCGCGGCCTCATCCAGTGGGGTGAGCCGCAGCGTCAGAAGTACGGCGTCTATCAGGGGATGCCGGTTCGCGATCAGGTCTACGCCACCGCGAGATACATGATCGACCACGGCGTCAAGCCGGGTGACGGCCTCCTCTCGCTCTACGCAGCGGTGAACGCGGGGGACGCCCGAAAGATACACGCCTCCGACGAGAACAACGGGGGCGCTCCCGGGACCGTTCTGGACAAGGTTCGCTACCAGATGGATGGTCACCGGGCCAAGGCGGCGAGGATGATCCACGGCACCGACGCTGGGCTGGAGCCTCTCGATACCGGGAAGTTCGTCCCGCAGCACGAGGGTGGCGGTCAGCCTTCCGCCTTGAACATGGCCTTCTCGACGGAGCCGCTCAACATCGACCCGTTGATGGCTCAGGACTTCGACAAGGACGACCCCGGGTTCTGGCAGCTTGCCGGGGATGCCATCCAGACGCAGGGCACGATCGCTGCCCTCAACCGGATGACCAACATCACTATCGACCCGAACTTCCAGCTCTCTGAGGAGATGCTCAAGAACGAGTTCCTCGGGCAGGACTTGGACCCGGAGTTCTACGCTCCGTGGTTCGATAACGTCCGCTCCTACGAGCACGGCCTCCACATCCGCGAACACGCCCTCAAGAACCAAGAGATGAGGGCACGGCTGGCTCAGGCTGGCCTCACCGGGACGGCCCTCTCGTTCGCCGCTGAGATGTTGGACCCGGTGGCTCTGGCTGCTGAGGCTCTGACCCTCGGAGCCGCCACCCCGTTCATCGCTGGGATCAACGCCACCCGGGCCGCTCGTGCAGCTCGTGGGGCGCTGGCCGGGTCCATCGGGGGTCTGGCCGCTGGTGTCGCTCAGAACGCCCTCGATCCGAACATGACGGCTGGGGACATTGCCGCTGGCGCAGTCTTCGGTGCGGGGCTTGGCTCCGTCTTCGGGGCACTGAGCCGTAACGCCGCGACCCTCGACGAGGCCGCTCAGGTATTGAACATCCAGCGGCGGCAGCAGGGTCTCCCCGAGGCTCCCCATGCCGGGATCGTACCCAGCGGGAGCACGACGGGTGCGGCCTATAGCGGCCCAGATCAGGACTTCCTAGACAACGCCTTCTCACTCATCCGAGACGAGGAGGTCGGCAAGAGCTTCCTCTCGACGATCCGCATGGACATCACCGGGCGGCTCAGGGCGTCGAAGAACCCGATCAGCCGAATGCTTGGCGAGGTGCTGGCGAAGGACGCGGCAGACCCGGGCAAGATCACGGCCACCGAGGAGATGCAGATGTACTTCGACGGCTGGACCCGGGACTACTTCTCGACCTACCAGCCGCAGCTCCAGCGGTACTTCGACGAGCAGGGCCTCGGGCGCACGGACATCCTCAAGCGCCGTGAAGCCGCAACCCGGTTCAACGAGGAGGTCGCCAAGTACATCCGCGACCGGACCCCGGGTGCCTCAGCGGACTACAGCCAGGCCGTGGTCACGATGGGCAACAAGATCAGGAAGCTCCAAGACGAAATCCGTGAGATGGCCCAGAACCCCTTCGTCCGCGAGGGCGGTCAGGGTCGGGCCGTCGCCGGGTTCGAGGAGGTGATGTCCAACCCGCACTACATGATGCGGATGTACGACACGGCCAAGGTGCGCCGAGCCAAGGACACCTACCGCGAGGAGGGCATCGTCTCCCTCATCGAAGCCTCGATGGAGAAGGCGAACCCTGACGTTCCCCCGCTGGTCCGGCAGAAAGCCGCGAGGGCATTCACCAAGGCGATCACTCGTCGGGCCTACGGGCTGGACAGTGAGGTTCTCCGTCGCCTGTCCGGCGAAGACATGGAGGACGTGGTGGACATCCTCAGGGACTACGGTGGGCTGACCCGGCAGGACGCGGAAAGCCTCCTGTCGCACTACCGGGCGAAGAAGGAGAGCAAGGCCGCTCCCCGGGGTAAGCGCCGCTTGTTCATGGATGAGACGGCGCAGGTCGGTCTCAAGAACAAGCACACCGGACAGGTGGAAACGGTGACGGTCCAAGACCTCCTTCTGGTCAACGATGCCAACTTCCTGTTTGGCAAGTACGCCCGTCAGATGGCTGGCCGGATCGCGCTGGCCCGGGTGAAGCTCCACGATCCCAAGACTGGCGAGGTCATTCAGGACGGCATCACCTCAGACCATGAGTTCCAGCAGCTCATCAACACGACCCTCAAGAGAGCAGCCGACGAGGATCACCGGATCAGTGAGCGTCAGGCCAAGGCCGACGTTAAGCGCCTCCGGTTCCTCCAAGCGTATCTCACCGGGCGTCCCGTGAGTGGGATGGACGAGAGTGAGGTTGCCGACTGGATGCGGGTGATGGAGAAGTTCAACTACGTTCGCATCATGAACCAGACCGGCTTCGCGCAGGTCCCTGAGATCGCCGGGGTGGTCACGCAGATCGGCCTCAAGGCGGCGTTCACGCACATGCCAGCCTTCCGTCGCATCATCAACATGGACGGCGAGACGATGCTCAAGAACGGGTTTGCCCGGGACATGGAAATCTTCAACGCCTATGGCGTCGATAGGCTGACCATGACGGACTTCCAACGGCTGGACGATCTGTCCGGCTCTCCGTTCTCAGCAGACAGAGGCAAGGTCATGGACAAGGCCGAGGCCGCGCTCAACACCATGAGCCGGGTCACGTCGGACATCTCGGGCATGAACCTTGTGAACATGACGCTCCAGCGGGTCGCCTCTATGGCGGCTGCTCAGCGGTTCGTCGATATGGCGGCTAAGGGGAAGAAGTTCACCAAGGCGCGGCTCAAGACGATGGGCCTCGACGAGGAGATGGCGGAACGCATCTACACCCAGCTCCGCGACCGCAACAACGTGGAGACCGTGAAGGGCTTCCTCACCGGGAACAAGATCAGGCGGATGCACTTCGACCGCTGGACCGATCCCGAGGCGCTGGAGGCGTTCCGAGGGGCGATGTTCCGCATGACCCGTCAGGCGATCCAGACGAACGACATCGGCATGATGTCCATGTGGATGTCTCACCCGGTCGGGCGGCTGCTGGTGCAGTTCCGGCGCTTCATCTTCGGAGCGTTCACGAACAACCTGCTGTTCAACCTGAGGCTGGCTAAGGGTGGCGACATGAGGGCTATGTCCTTCTTCCTCGTCTCCTCAGTCCTGTCGGCGGCGTCCTACTCCGCGTGGACCCACACCAAGGCGCTGTTCAGGGACGACCGCGACGAGTACCTCGAAAGGGAGCTGAGCTGGGACAACCTCGCCAAGGCGGCGTTCGCCCGGTCTGGCTACTCGTCGATCCTCCCCATGATCTTCGACAGTGGGCCGTCACAGGCCCTTACGGGAGGCCAGTCCTTCAACTACCGAACCACCGGCCAGTCCTCGGATGTCCTGTTCGGGGCACCGACCACCAGCCTCGTCGATGACTTGGGAGGCGCACTCTCTGCGATCACCCACCCGCTCCTGAACGGGCGCGGCACGACGAGACAGGAGGTCCTCGATCTGGTCCGGCCCCTGCCCTTCTCCAACGCGATCCCTGTCGTCTGGACCCTCAACGCGATGACGCGGGGTCTCAAGGACAGGAAGCCGAGGGATGACTTTGAATAACCGATTGTCTGCACTGGGGGAGCTTTCCCCCGGTGCCCAACTGAAAAGGATCAATGGCTACAACGTATGAGCTGTATCCCGGCGACGGGGTGCAAACCGACTTCCATATCAAGGCCCCCTACCTCGACGAGGACTACATCACGGTTCACGTTGACGGGGACCCTGTAGACTTTGAGCTGATCAACCCGGGGATGGTACGTATCGTCCCGGCCCCTCCGAACGGATCGTCTGTCCGTGTGGGTCGCGACACCCCGCGAGATGAGCTGATCGTCACCATCCCGACGAGCGGGAACTTCGACACCAACGACATCAACAAGCAGTCCCAGCAGGTCCTCCACATCGTTGCCGAGGCGTTCGACAAGCTGGAGGGAACGCTGGCGCTGAACCTCGTGGGCCACTGGGATGGCTTCGGGCTACGCTTCATGAACCTCGCGTGGCCGGTCGATCCCGGCGATGCGGTCACCAAGGAGTGGGCCGAGACGGCGATGTCCTCTGAGTTGGCCCAAGCGACCAGCGCAAGGAACGCAGCTCAGGCCGCACAGGCGGCGTCGGAAGGCGCAAGGGACACCGCCCAGTCCTACATGAACACGACCGGCGGCTACAAGGATGTCACCTACACCTACCAGCAGCAGACGTTCGCCGCCCGGGATGTCACCTTCGAGGCTCGTGATGCCACCCTCGCTGCCCGGGATGTGGCGCTGGGAGCAAGGGACACGGCCCTCACCCACCGCAATGCGGCGGAAGGGTTCAAGACCGAGGCGATGGGCTACCGCGACACGGCGCTCACCCACCGGAATGCAGCGGCAGGGTCAGCCTCCGCAGCGGATGCCTCCGCGACCAACGCTGCGAACTCCGCACTGGCGGCGGCTAACAGTGCTGCTCAGGCGGCAAGCTCCGCCGAAGCTCTCGGGAACGTCCGCATCAACGGAGCGAACGAGGTTGAGTTCGAGGTGAACGGCGTGGTCGTCGCCAAGATCGACGCCTCTGGGAACTTCCTGCTCAAGGGCAACGTCGGCATCTTCCAAATCTTCTAAGGAGAAGCGATGGCACTTCCACAGTCTGGACCCCTCTGGGTCACAGACATTCTCAACGAGTTCGACATCCCCGAGCAGCCGATGATGCTGTCCGACCTTTACCGGGGTGGGGCATTCATCAGAGCGAAGTCTCCAGACAACACGGCGGTCGATCTGGCCGCGTCGGTCCCTGCCTCGGGGCCGCTCTCCCTTAGCTCCTTCTACGGGACGGCAAAGGGCTTCAAGTACACCATCAGCGCCTCTCTGGTCGGGTTCGAGGCCCACCCATACTTCGGCTCCGACTGGAACGTGGACTGGCCGAAGCTCATCGAGGTGGACCCCGGCGTCGTCGTCGGCGGTCAGCCCGGGGTTAACTTCGACTACGCGATGGTCGTCCACACGATCGCCAAGGGCCGCATCGAGCTGATCAACTATGGTGAGATCCAAGGGTTCGGCGGCGCGGCGAACAGCGGTGGCGGGGGACACGCGATCCACTTCAACACCGACGCAGCCATCGGGCGCATCAAGAACTACGGAGCGATCCGCTCAGGCGGCGGGGGCGGTGGTCACGGTGGGGCTGGCGGTCAGGGTGGCCCGGGGTACTACACCAGCGGGACGACCGAGGGACCCCACTACAGCGGCACCGCTTACGTCTGGAGAACGATGCCGGGAACCGCAGCCGGTCTCTGCTGGGGCGGGACTTGGTTTTTGCAGGGCGACGGCCGAATCCACACCGAGACCGCAATCGCCTACGGTGGATACACCTACTACAAGGGCGCTCTCATGGAAGGCTCCTACTTCTTCGCGATCAGCCGATCCAACATTGCGTACCACTACACGAGTGGCGGCGCTGGTGGCGCGGGTGGCGGAGGCGGTCAGGGCCGAGGCTACGGTCAGGCCCCCACTACCGGCGCTGCCGGTTCTGGCGGAGGAGCACCCGGCACTAACGCTGGCTGGGGCGGCACCGGAGGTACGGGCGGCACTGGCGGCGAATGGGGACAACCCGGCGCGGCTGGAGGTAACGGCCTCCCGGGTGGCGCAGGGAACAACGGCGGCGGTGCTGCTGGCGCGGCTGGAGCCGCTGGAGGCGCACCCGGCTACTCGGTCTATGCCCCCGCAGGACTGAACGTCGCCTTCGACATCGAGGGCATCATCCAAGGACCAAGGAGTAACATCTAAATGACTATGCAGATGGCGTGGGAGCTTTCGAGCTTCCGCGTCAACCCTCAGACCAATCGAGTGTCCATCGCCAACTGGACCCTCACCTTCACGGACCCCGACAACTTCCCGGGGGTGGAGAGCAGGGCTGGAGGCATCACCCCGGTGGACCTCGACGCGGACACCGCGACTACCGAGACGATCCTCGACGCGGTGCGATCCTTCATGTCGCCGCAGATGGCACAGATGGAAGCCTTCAACGCTCACCAGCTTGAGTTCCTCCATCGGCAGAAGGTAGCCGAGTTGGAGGTCCCGGTGGGAACCCCCGAGCAACTCAGGGCGAAGATGCCCCCGCTCAGCCCCCGGCAAATCCGGCTGGCGCTTCTCACGGAAGGCATCACCGAGGAGCAGGTAGACACGGCTCTGGCCGACAACCCGGCTGGGCTGATCGAGTGGAAGTACGCGACCCAGTACGAGCGGACCCACTCCCTGATCGCCGCGATGGGCCTGCTCTTTTCGCTGAGCGACGAGGAGATCGACGACCTCTGGAAGGTTGCAGCAACACTTTAGCATTTTCAAAGAAAGGACGATGACTGATAGCAATTTTGATGCTGTCTCCTTGAGCCGGTCTCTGGGCCGGATCGAGGGGAAGCAGGACCTCATTCTGGTGCGGCTGGACGCTCAGGCCCGAGATCAAGAGAAGCTTGCCGCACGGCTCGACAAGAACGAGGAGCGCCTCGGGAGGGTCGAGAAGAAGCTCAACTGGTACGCCGCCTACATCGCTGGCGCTGGGGCCGTGATCGGGATCATCTGGTACACGGTCAGGAGCAAGGTCGCGGGGTGGATCGGTGGCTAAGAAGACGACCGCCCAGTCCCTCGACGAGCTGTTCGATGTCTTCGTGAGAGTGCTCAGGGAGCGCCTCGAAAGCGGGGAAGCTACCGCAGCCGACCTCAACGTGGTCCGTGCGTTCCTCAAGGAGAACGGCATCGAGTTCGTCGGAGAGGCTACCGACGCCGAGGAGCGCCAAAGGCTGGCAGACCTCCTCCCCTTCAAGGCCGACGAAGCAGCCCGAGCCTAAAACCCCCATATTTGCCCGAGGAGAGTCGTTTGGCTCTCCAAGGGTCATTCCCTTCACCGACCTCCGTTTGCCCCTGAGTGATTCGCTCTGGCGGCAAGCGGGGGTCTTTTTGCGTTTCAGGAGGACCCAATCTCCAAGAAAGCTCTGCGCAGCTCGACGACGCTCCAGTCGTCCGACCCGCTGCTTATCTTCAAGAACTTCCTGTGGCTGGTCTGGAAGCACCTCAACCTCTCCGACCCCACCCCGGTCCAGTACGACATAGCCGACTTCCTACAGTACGGCCCCAAGCGAATGATCATCGAGGCATTCCGAGGGGTCGGCAAAAGCTGGATCACCTCAGCGTTTGTCGTCTGGCTTCTCTACTGTGACCCCCAGACGAAGATCATGGTGGTGTCCGCGTCCAAGTCACGCGCCGACGACTTCTCCACCTTCACCCTTCGCCTCATCCATGAAATCCCGCAGCTCCGTCACCTGATCCCCCGGCCCGACCAGCGGCAGTCCAAGATCAGCTTCGACGTGGGACCGGCCAAGGCTGACCACTCGCCCTCCGTCAAGTCGGTCGGCATCAAGGGCCAGCTCACTGGTTCTCGTGCTGACGTGATCGTCGCGGACGACATCGAGGTCGTCTCGAACTCTGCGACCCAGACCATGCGGGAGCAGCTCCAAGAACTCGTCAAGGAGTTCGACGCGGTGCTCAAGCCCGGTGGCCGGGTCATCTACCTCGGTACTCCCCAGACCGAGCAGTCCCTCTACAACGTCCTCCCCGAGCGCGGCTACGTGGTCCGCATCTGGCCGGGACGCTACCCGCTGGCAACCGACCGCGAGAAGCAGGGGAACAGGATCGCACCGATGATCCTCAGGACCCTTGAGGAGAACCCCGAGCTTGGGAAGCCTCGCTACGGGTCGACATGCGGCGGGGCCACGACCGATCCCAACCGCTTCTCCAACGAGGACCTTCTGGAGCGAGAGCTGTCCTACGGGCGCTCAGGCTTCATGCTCCAGTTCATGCTCAACACCAGCCTGTCTGATGCGGACAAGTACCCGCTCAGGCTTAGCGATCTGGTCGTCATGGACCTCAACCCAGCGAAGGCCCCAGTCGATGTCATCTGGGCTTCCTCGCCGGACCTGGCTGTCGACAACCTCCCCCTCGTGGGCCTCGATGGCGACCGCTTCTACCGCCCCATGTATATCGAGAAGACCTTCACCGAGTACACCGGGTCGGTCATGGCGATTGACCCCTCGGGCCGAGGCAACGACGAGACGGCCTATGCCATCGTCAAGATGCTCCACGGACGGCTGTTCCTCCTGTCGGCTGGCGGCTTCAAGGGAGGCTACTCCGACGAGACGCTCACCAAGCTGCTGACGCTGGCGAAGCAGTTCGAGGTCAAGCAGATCATCGTCGAGCCGAACTTCGGTGACGGCATGTTCGCCCAGCTCCTCAGGGCCGCAGCCCAGAAGATTTACCGAGTGAGTATCGAGGACGCCAAGTGGTCCCGCACCCAGAAGGAGGCGAGGATCATCGACACCCTCGAACCTGTCCTGAACCAACACCGGCTCATCGTGTCCCCATCCGTCATCGAGCAGGACTTCAAGTCGACCGAGAGCTATCCCACCGAGGAGCAGAACCGCTACCGGCTGTTCTACCAGCTTACGCGGATCACCAAGGACAAAGGCTCCATCGGGAAGGATGACCGGCTCGACGCTCTGGCTATCGCGGTGGCCTACTGGCTCGACTACCTGAGCCGCAACACCGAGAAGGCCAAGCAAGACCACGAAGACAGGCTGCTCAAGGACGAGCTGAGGAACTTCAAGAAGTCGGTGATCATGGCGACGATAAAGCCTAGGAGCCGACCCAAGAAGGGCTACCTGAGCAGGTATACTGGCAGGTGAAGACAACCTAGGATTTTTGTTGCACCTTATGACCAAGGGGGGAAAGAAACTCATCATTGAGTATCTGAGATGAGATCATGATGATTGTCTCATTGATGAGCTGACGAAGGGTTAGGGGATTATCTATGATCAGTGATTAATCCCCTCCCCTATGGGTCCCACCTTGTGAGATAATATCTCGAAGGAAATGACTATGGGATAAGTGGAAAGTCAACATTGCCGCATCCCTCGCGAGTACATATTCTAACAATGATTCAGCGCGAGGATTACATGCTACACCCCGACTTCTATGAATCACCACATGACGA